CAGCAGGCGGCTTGTAAACGCGTCCGACGCATTGTCCACGACAGTCAGGGTCCAGTCCAGACCCTCCGGCGTCCGGTTCCGCACCGCCTCCAGGCACATCTTGGCGTACGCCGGGTCGTCGTGGACCGCAACCACAATGTCGATCTTGACCCCGGCCCACTTCTCGACCACCCCGGAATGGTCCCACTTGGCGGGTACTTCACCCCCCGCCTCAGCAGGCACGCCCATTAGAAGCACACGTCCGCCCTGCTCGACCCGCTCCGACTTCGCCTTGTACATGCTCGTCCTCAGCCGATGGAGATCACCGGCATGTCCGGCACCAGCGCGTCCGCCTGCGTGAAGAACTTCTTCGCAAGTTCGGCCTCGTTCCTGCCCGCGCCGCCGGACCAGTTTCTGCCACCCGTTATCACTCCGCGCTTCGTCGAAAGGTACTCCGCCGCGCAGCCCATCGCATGGAACCGCACGGCCTCGACGTACTCGTCGGACACCGACGTCACCGCCGACCACCGCGCCGACGTGTAGCAAAAGTACACGGTGTCGTCGCTGTTGGTCGGATTTGGTATGAGGCGAACCTTGCCGTCCGCCGTCTCCTCGCCCTTGCCCTTGAAGAAGTCCCGGTAGTGGCTGACCTTCTTGTAGAACGCCTCGACCAGCGCCGGGTTGTCGATGGTGCTGAAGTCGACGAGCTGGTCGTCGATGTCCAGCGCGCCCGGGACGACCTTCATGCTCGGGGAGAACGTCAGCCACGACGCCTCCAGCCACCACACGTCGATAATCCGGTACGCCCCGCTCGGCTTGACGTCGTAATCCTGCTGCCCGTTGACCGTGGTGAGCGAGGTGATGGTCTTGTTCGGTCGCCTGCGGTTGAGCCAGTCCAGCGCGTCCACGGTGAAAAACGCCTGGAGGTCGGCCTCGGGGAGTTCGGTCGTGTCCGGACTGCCGACCCGCCTCCGAACCTTCGCGGCCTCTGTCGCGACTACCAAAGACATGTCAGTTACCCTTCAGCGGGCGAGTGTGAATGCCGCACTCGCCTCCGCACTTGGAGGTCTTGGACCACCTGCCGGCCCGCTCACTCTCGCCCTCGGAGCCCAGCCGCGTACAGGGCTCGCAGCCGAGCGACCGGTACCCCTCAGCGTACAGCGGGTTAACCTTGATCCCGTTCAGCGCGAGGTACTGCCAGACCTCACGCTCCGTCCACAAAAGGATCGGGTTTAGCTTCACGAGGTCCTCGTCCCGATGCTCGATCTCCTGATAGTCAGTGCGAGTCCGGCCCTCGGTCGAGCGCAGTCCGGTGACCCAGCAGGTGACGTTCATCTCCTCGATCGCCACTCTGACGGGTTCTACCTTGAGCCGCCTGCAGCACTCGTCCGGATCGGTCTCGTACAACCGATCAGGGATGTCCTCGTCATTGAAGAATACCCGCATCTCCGGGTACCGGGCGACCTCGTCGTGCATGAACTGCACAGTCGCCTCGGGCTTGTACCTGGTGGTGACCACAAACCCGCGGATCGCCGGGTCGACCTGCTTGGCCAACGCCCAGACCGCGACGCTGTCCTTGCCGAGACTGTTGGCGACCACCAAACCGTCGCCATGCTCGTCTCTGAACTTACGAATCAGTTCGAGGGACCGCTCCACCTTCTCGCAGTAGTTGAGATCGTCCACCAGATTGTGCAAACACTCGCCCATCGTCTCCTCCTGTTTATTCTCTTAATACAAAATTAGTACGGATCATGATTCCTCGGTGGAATCCCACCGTTAAATCCTATGTTTGGGTAGATCGCTGAGTACGGACTGATGTGAATCTCGGACTGGTAGCAGTCGCAGTAGTTGGCGTCACCTTCATGACCAATATACAACTCTGAACTTTGCCCATCTTGAATTCCAGTTCCCGCGCCCGCTAAAGATCCCCAATCATACCAAGTTGTATTGTTCACATTATAATGATGCGCAACAACCGTATTGTCAGAATTGTTTGAACACCACTCTACATACTTCCATTTAGCAGATGTCCAATTGGTATTGGTTACTGCCAAATGTACCGATCTGTTGACGCCTGCACCGTCGTAATAATTAAAATATAAGTCGTTGCCGCCCGTTTTCTTTATTTGCCACAGATTATTACTTCCAACGGTAGCTGGAACATATAAAATATTATGTACGCTCCCATCATTCCCCGCCCAATCCGTATACACCCACGCGCTCGCGCAGAATCCATCAGCGTAGCAATCGTCGCCTTCACTCTGGCAGTAGTCAGCCAGCGGGTTGTGGAGAATATAATAACGACTGTTGTACGTGGTCAAACCGGCTCCAGCAGGGTTTTCAACCCAAAGAGTGCGATAACTTGCCTCCTTAATGCTGACGGTATCAACCAACACTTCAGCTTCACCACCTCCGATGCAGTATACGGATATCTCAAGTTTCATGCTGTTAGCCGCTGCGTCAACGGTGAACGCTTGTCCCTGCTCCCCCCATGTAACATCAGGCCACTCTGTTGCTACATTGTGCGTGTGAACATGATTAGTACAAGCCCCGTCAGTGTATTCATGATTGAGCACATAGAAGTAACAATCGCCAGAACATTTCAGGCTCCGAGCCTTCAGGTAAGCGTAATATGGATCACCACCCGACACCGCGATACAATCGCTGACGAGGAAATAATACGACATCGCACCATCGGCAGACATTCGTGCCGACAGATTGCCGTGTATCGTATCCGCCCTGTAAGCAGTCAAGTCCGTCGTACCCGCACCCGCGTACACGGTCCAATTTGTGAATGTTGGATTGTCATCGGTTCCCGCGTTAGTCTCGAATGAATTGTTCTGAATCAACTCAGTGTATTGATCAAACAGGGCCATCACCCCGGTTCCCTCGGCCTGGCAAGCGTTCGGAGTCCCGTCACAGCAGACCTGAGTGGAGCAGGTGGCGTGGCTCGCAGCCTGGTCGCAGGTGTCAACGTAGAAGCCGTCGCCGTGGTTGGTTGCGGGAAAATACGGAGATATGTACTTGTTGGCCTCGATTGCGGATAACTCTTTTTCCCAGAGCGAGCATTCAAAGATTGAACCGGACCAGGTATTATTGCCCGTGTTGTAACTGCCAACCTCCAGCGCAGCCGCAGTGTCAAACGGTCCACACTCCGTCATGGTTGCATCGGTGTCTATCTGATACGCATTGTAATAGATGTTGTTTTCACAAGCTCCTGGTCCACCAGACGGATCAAATGTACTCACAAAACTATGCAACGCATCTTGCGTAAATACAGTCACTGAATTACTGTCGGTGTTGGTTCCGTCATCTGAGACAAAAAACTCTAAATCGGCGGTGCTGCGCCTTATCAACCAACTTCGGGTTCCAGCACCAGCATACTTAGAGGTTACCATACTAACTGTTGCCGCCACCGTATTCGTGATCAATCGACAGCCAAATGAGAAGTATCCTCCTCCATTCCAGTTCACCGGGTCCATCTCACAATCACCATCATCGCAACTCAGGTAGTCGTCCACTCCGTCCAGCCACATTCCCCACCAACCCGCTGGCCCGGTGCCGACGCGAGGCTGGGCGACTTCGGAGTGACCCCACTGTTGGTCGCTGGTAACCGGAACGGAAAGGATGTTGCCCCTCGCGCCCGTCACACTCACCGCGTTCAACCGTTCCAACCTAACATTGTCGATCCGTATTGCGGTTCCGTCAGCACTCTGCGCGGCGAATGCGATCAAATAATTGACCTTGTCCACTGCACCCACGGTTATGTATCCGCGACCACACGTCCAGCCTGTTCCTATATTCGTAATAGAGATATACGTCACAGGCGCGGTCCACGTGTCAGTATCCCAATTGTATGAATCGTTCAACGCAACATTCGACACCGCAACAAGGAAATCCTCGGTCCCGGCTTCGCCCTGATAGCAAAAAGAAAGCTGGTATGCGTCGTTGGCCGCAAAGCTGTATGTTTTGTAGACCAGACCTGTCAAAAGACCGTCAGGTTCTATCTCCAACGACGAATCGTGAGCATATAGATGTATCGTTTCTTGGTCTATGTCACCACCCCAACTCGTGCAATTGCATGTCCAATTTGCAGGGCAGTCGGTGCATCCACCCTCCGCGCCGGTCCACGACTCGAAATCCCCGTCGCCGTTGAGCGTGTCGCCCTGCACTCCGGGATCGAGAACGAAATGCTCGATCAGGCCATCACGCGGCCAGGCGTCGGAACGGTAGAATTGAGCGCATCCATAGTCACCGTCGCAGGATTGCCCCCGCGCCTCGCTCACCAACAGACCGACCAGCAAGATGATGGCGAAGAAAATAATCCAACCCTTGTTGCGATCCCAGAATGTCATGGAGTCACCTCTGCTGGTATAATTCTGAGATTCCTGATTTTGCAGTATGCATTGACAGTGCCGTTCTGCCATTGGCCGGGTCGTACCAGTGTGTCGTCGGTGTAGAAGTTCCCGGTGCCTGTGTTATTGGTAAACGTCATACCGGAGTCATCTTCTCCCGAAGCGTAGCACTCACCGGGACACTGCTGGACCCACATGTTCATCCTGCTGAAATCAGCAAGATCGAAAAACACGCGGACGCTGAACCACTCGTCGAAAGCCACCGGGTTCCCCGCGACGGTCGTAGCCATGTGATCCGTGCCGCCCGAATCCTGCAAGCTGGCCTCTAACTGTGACCCGGCATCCACGTACACGACCACGCAGTTGTGGCCGCTATCGGCTTGCCGCTCTCCCGCGCCGGTGTCGCCGCTAATCGACAGCAACATGTGGTTGACTTTGATCTCGGTATTGTCGTGGAACTCGCACTTGAACTCCCCGTAGACGGTCAACTTGGATGCTGGCCCGGTCGGGGTGAAACTGAGCGGCAGCACGATCTCGTTCGTCCCGGCAGGATGCGGGTCGAGCGTGATGTCGTCGGCGGTGCGAGTGACTTGAGTATTTCCAACACCGGCATTTGGAATATAACTAACCGGGAAAGGTGTCTCGGTAAGGTTGGCTCCCCAGAAATGAGCAGTTCCTTGCACAGTATTCCAATCACCAGGAACTACTGAAAATGCCATCGCACCAGTGCCCCCACCAGCACAAGCACCAGACGTATGAAACCTTTGCCACTCAGTAGTTACATATACGTCCTGCATCCCTGTTACGTGTCCAACGCCATTTTCCCAAACATAGAACGAGCATATATGCGGAGTGTCAGCCCTCATCCACACGGACGCAGTAAATGTCCTCCCGGTCAAGTCCCCCAGATCATCAGTCATGACTGTCCTGTGATCTTGATTTCCCCCACCCGTGTTGTCAAGCAAATCAGCGGTTGCAGTCCCATTTGGAGCAACGTAATCATCAGCCGTAACCGCACACGTTCCGCTTTGTGACCAACTATCAAACGCCTCTGTCAGCCCATGAAGCTGCGTGTCCTCATCTTCAACCAGCAATCCTCCACCTTGTCCCGCAACTCGCGGATGATCCGCCGCGACCAGATCCATCGAGTGCGAGGGATAGGTGTTTTCGTACTGGTTGGAGAACGTCTTGTACGCGGTCGTGCTGCGGTCGAACGTCCAGGCGTTGACATCGGACCAGTTAGTCTTGGTGCCCAGAATCATCTCGCGCTCGGCCGCGAGTTCGTCGGTGGACAGAGCGCGTTCGCGGATGACTAGATAGGAAAAATCGCCATCAAATGATGTGCCGCCCGCTCCATTGGCAGCACCTACATTAAAAGTTTGGTTCCCATCCAAGCCAGCACCGGTAACATCTACCGGGGTTCCAGCATCACCGTCCGTATAAACAGTAGCATAATTTGTATCTCTGACTATTTGTAAAAAATGATAATCAAGATCACTTGGGTCAATAGAACCACTTACTACATAACTGCCACCATTATACATATATCTAGCAGAGTACCAATTACTGAGAGTGTCGCTATATACAAGGATGCCCGATATATTCCATGCCTGATGAGAAATTATTCCGTCTGCCTGACCATCGGCATTTGCTTTTAACGCCATTGTGATTGTGTGGTCATTGTCAAATATATTGAAGGAATTATGATGTGCAATACTATGACACGAATTTGTACCATCATTTTGAACAGCATCACTTTTATTGCCATTCACTTGATAATGTGACCGAACTGACACCGGACTATTTACTGCTGCCAGATCGTGCCTCGGCTTCGTAATGCTCTGGTCGCTCGGATTGATGAAGATGCCCATGCCGGTGAGGTACTCGTCGTTCTCGACAATCTGGGCACCGTAGAAGTATGCGGTGCCTGTAGCAGTCCCGTTCTCTCCCGGATATAACAAAAGACCAATCGCGCCGACGCCCGTACCACTGCCGCTCACCGAAATCCTCCGCCAATACGTAGTGGCCGCAAACGTATTGGTGTCTACGACACCCACACCGTTCTCGTTGAGTACGACCGTAATGTTATGCGGGGTATCTACTCGAACCCAGACGGAGCCAGTGTGCTGGTTCGACGACGTGCTCGCGCTGTACAAATATCGGTGATCGGTGTTCGCCCCGCCAGTGTTGTCCAGATAGTCCGCGTCCACCGACCCGTCTACCGGGTTACGCCACTGATCGGCTGTGACCGCGCACGTCCCGCTCTGCGTCCAGTCGTCGAACTCCGTCCGGTCGGTCAGCAGGTTCTCGGTGAAGTCGATCAGGTTGTTGCTTCCGTCCACAACACCCTTGTAGCAAGCGACGATAGAGGGATCGTCGGGGCAGTCAAAACGGCTGCCGATGAAGGAGGCGTTCAACCCCTCGGCGAACACCGACCCACAAATCAGAACCAGCACCAGCGACAGCGCGACCTTCTTCACGATGACCTCCTACCGACTCTCAAACTCTCCAGACCCGCCGACCCCCCTGAAATTCAGGTCGTTGTCCCGGCCGGCCCACCCATGCGGAATGTAGACCCGCTCGCCGTTGACCGCCCGGTCGTCCCCCCACCTGACCGTGCACGGCTGCTTGCCGCCCTTGCCGTCATCGCACTCACCCTTCGTGCGGAACAACCTGGCCTTCATTTCAGGCGACTGACTCCAGCAGTCCTGAACTCCGCTGCACACAAACTGGGGCTCGTCCGCCACGTCGGCGCAGTCGGTGCCCTTGAGCTGGGTGTTCCACAGGCAAGACCCCACTGGCTCAGGCAGACAACTCCCGCTAATCATGACCGGCCGGCACCCGGACCGCCTGAATGCGTCCGCGAGCGCGGGAATGTCCGGGTAGTTGCGCACGTACTCGTTGCCGTCCGGGTACAACTCGGAACCCGGAACCGGCCTTGCGTCGATCACCACGTTGCAGATCGCCCGGTCGAGCGACACCTTCTGCACCTCGACCACGTTCCCGAGGTCCGTCCCGGAGGTCACCGCGTCGTCCTTGTCGAACTCCGCCCCGACCACCCGGACTAGACGCCCAGTCTTACTGCGGACCACCTTATCGGCCCTCTGAGCCTCAGCTGGCTCACCGCATCCTCCGCACTCACAAGCTCCGCCGACGCCCAGCGCCAGGAGAACAACCGCCAGCGCGGCGACGCCGTTACGAAAACGGATCGCATCGTGTCCCACATTCATGCCTCTCCTCCTGTGATAAGTCAGCGGCGCTTGCCCTTGCCCTTGCGCTTCGACTTCTTCTTGCGCCGCTTCTTCTGCTTCTTGGTCAACTTGCTAGGCTTGACACCCATCTAGTCCTCGTTCACGTGGTCGTACCAACCCATCAGGGTCGTGATGTTGTTCGAGTCCGTGCCCGAGGTGATCCTCAAAAGGTACTTGGTATTCTGCTTCAGCATCAACTCCCGTTCGGGCCGAATGTTCCCACGGATGCCGCCGGCCATAGCAGGCCCGGTGTCGCCTCCGAACTTGGCCTGGAATATCAAGTTGCCGTCACCAGAACTGCCGGGCGTGTGAGTCACGACCACGTCTGACGTGTCGGAACTGTTCCTATCGTGGTTGATCTTAGTTATGCTGGTGCCCGTGGTCTTGGTGGTGGACTCATAAAACTGCACCGTCGTCTCGTAGGTCCCGATTACCTCGAACGTAAAGTGCGCCCACTCAGTAGAGTCGGGAGTCTCGATCAGCAGTTCCCGAGTGTTCCCGTCATCGACAGTCGCGTAGTCGGATACCATGTAGAGATTGCTGTCATGTGCCTCGTGATGCTCGTAGTCGATGGCCACGAGCGCCCTGGTGGACAGATCGGCCCTCACAGGTACCGGCCCGGTGCCGTTGAATCCATGCATTAAGACGATGTCGCCCTGGCCGGTCACGGCCATCAGGAATACCGACATGACTGTTACAGCGGCCAGCGTCAATGCTACGTCCCTGATCCTTTCCAACATGAAGCACCCCGCGATTCTCGCCCTGCCGAAACAAACCTAGTTCTTGTTCCCCTGGATGACGCAGTCGACTGTCGTGTCGTCTCCACCACCGCACGTCGCGATGACCTGGACGTACGCCGCACTCTCGTTGGCACCCTTGTAGCACCTCGCGCTGTTGCCCGAGGTCAAGGTATCGCAGGCCGTCGAGGTCTCGCTGGACCAGTTCGTTCCGTCGTAGCTGATCTGCACGTCCACGTCCGACAGCGCGTCACCAGTGCCCCCACCCGCGTTCTTCACGAACACGGACCAGTTCGGCAAGTTCAGCACGTAAGTGCTCGCGCACACCACGTCGTCCGCCGAGTCGTCCACCGCGGTTCCGGCCGTCACCGCCGGGTTGTAGACCGCAGTCTCCTCCTTCTTCACCTTGCGCCAGTCGTTGCCAGCGTCCTCGCCGGCCCTGATCGCCACGTCGGTCACCTGCAGCTCGCCTGACGCCCCGACCCTCAGCATGTCCAGCGTCGAGCCGTCGTACCCCATCATAACGCTCGCGGTCGCCGTCCAGTTCAACGTCAGCGCGAGGTTGTCCGCCACCGCGTCCAACACATCGCCGAGTACCGTCGAATCACCGTCCTGCAGGCGCGCGTAACCGGGTGTGGTAGTCGTCTGGTTGACAGTCAAGTCTCCGTTCGCGTCCGCCCCGATGGGTGCCCAGTCGGTGCCGTCCCACACGTAGCCAAGCGAGAACCGGTACGCCGCAGTCCTAGTGACTGCGATGGCACCACCGTCCGCGGTCTCTCCGCTATCACGAGCCCAGACCGCCCCGTCCGTCAACTGAATATGACCGAGCGTCAGCCGATATGGAGCGATAGTCGTATTCACCACCGCGTCGGAGCCAGCCTCGTCGCCACGGTCGCGCATCCACCGGCCGGTGCTCAGGTCCCAGAACAGGTTCGCGTTCACGATGCCCGGCTTGTCCATCGTGTCGTTTGTGATGTTGTCGGCCGGAACCACGGTCCCCCACCTCTCCCACCTGTTCGAGGTGCCGTTCCACACCAACGTCGGGGACAATGACACCGGCCCTGACATCGTCGCGTTCGTCAGGGTGTCGGCCGGCGTGTAGTACCGCCGCGGAATGAAGTTGCCCGTCGTCGGGTTGTAGACCCACGAGGTCGCGGCCGTGATGATCGCGTTGTAGTTCGTCGCGATGCCAGCGATTATCGTGCTCAACCGCTCCACGTCCAGCGTCAGCGCGGTCGTCTGATCCACCAGGCGCACGTACTCGGGGGTCGCCGCGCTCGTGCCGGTCTGGTACCAGTCGCACGGGATGAAGCCAGCCTCCTGCGCGGTCGCGGTATTCGACACGTCCGTGCAGATCGGAGCGACCCGGTTCTTCAACTGCTGCGCTGAGGCGGTCCCGGCCATGAGCAAGGCGACGGCGGCCAAAATGTATATTGACTTTTTACAGAGCATGGATCCTCTCCTCCTCAGTGGGCGGTGCCGCCGCCCCCGTTGCTCAGTCTGACAATCTCCTTCGCCGCCTCCTTGGTGACGACGACCTTCACGTCCTGCTTGACGGCGTCCTTCATCTCCGAAACGAACCACGCGCCCGCGCTCCCGAGCAACCCGAGCAACCCAACAATCACCGCCGCCAACCCGAGCCACCGCTTCCACCTGCCGGTCTTCAACCGCTCGATGTCGGTCTGCGACATCTCGGCCTTCTCAATGCCGGCATGCTCCGCCGTGTGTCGGACCAGCTCGGTGTTCAACTTCCCGGTAATCTTGTTGAGGTCGTCGGTCGCCTTGCGCTGCTCCTTCACCTCGCCGTGAACGCGCTCGACCGCTCCCGCGACCGCCTCCATGCCCTGCCGCAAGAGCTGCGTGTTGGCGTCGCAGACGCCCTTGTTCACGTACCCGTTGTTCCGATGGTGCAGCGTCAGCGTCTCGTGGACTACCTTCTTGACGTCTGACAGAAGTTCGTTCCGTTCCTCGTCGCCCACCGCCCACTCCTTCCTGCGGCTACCGCTTCTTGCCGGTCAGAATGGCCATCTCCTCTTTGCGATCAGCCAGCAGCTTGTTCTTCAGCCTGGCGATCGCCTGGGACACCTTCGGACGATCCTCCATCAACTCCTCGGGAGCCTTCTGCGGCCGGCCGATGTTGTCGAAGGTCTGGAGCTTCGCGATCTTCTCGAACAACTCCAGCCGCTCCGGGCCGTACTTCCAGGACTTGATCCACGGCTCGCGCTCAGCGGGGTCCTTGGACTTCTTGTCGCCCTCCACGATCCGCAGCACCTGATCCTCGGTGAGCAGGTAGACGGAATCGTAGTTGCCGTTGCTCATCCGCTTGCGCTCCACATACGGGGGATACAGTCCCCACGCGGGTGCCGGCTCTGCCTTGTCGCGCCACTGCTCACCCCTCACGATCCCGAAGGGCTCGACCTTCATGGTGTCGGTCTCCTGCGGCCAACCGAAAGAGTGCTGCAGCTTCTTCCCGCTGACGTTGACGAACTCGTTGACGTTGCCCTTGTCGTCCTTCACGGGTTCGCGCTGATCGATGCTCCGGCTCATCGGAATACGCACGATGTTGCCGTTCACATCCTCGGTCTCGTAGTAGTCGAACTCGGTTCTGTGCTCGCTCTTTGCTCTCGGCATTTCCTTCCTCCTGTTCCTGTTTCCGTAAAAGTTATGGACGGGGGCCGGTTAGTCCGGCCCCCGCCCTTGCTACTCTACTGCTTTGCTGCGCCCACGTCAACTACGACACGATGATCATGCCGTAGAAGTCGCCGTCCACGACGGTGAATGCGAACCGGGACATGTAACCGACGCCCGGGCACATGGTGGTGGTGTGGATGATCGGGGTCCGCCACACCGGCACGTACATGGACAGGGCCGCTCCGGTGTACTTCCAGGACGACGGCTTGTGACCGATCAGGCACTTGTCGGCCGCGAAGTCCACGTCCTCGTACAGCCGGTACCGGCCGTTCAGGGTGCCGAACAGGTTGGGGCCGGTCACGACGTCGGCCTCGACCTCGTCGTTGCTGTGCGCCAGCCGGAAGCCGTTCAGCTTCCGCAGGCGGGACGCAAAGGTCGTGCCGCAGAGCAGGAAGTTGCCGTTGACATACTTGCTGTCCTTGATGGCACGGTTCGCGTCCTCGATGGCATCCCACAGGCTCTCGTTGTACTGCCGCGGGGTCGCGTTGCTCCACCCGTTCGCGGCGGCCATCGGCTGGGTGCTGTTCCAGTACGTGGTGGTGGTGGCGCCGGCCACGAGCGCGTTGATGCCGTAGCGGTCGATCTCCCGGTTGATCTGCTCGCCGAGCGACCGGATGACCTCGTTCTCCATCACGAGCCGGTGGTAGCTCTGCAGGTTCTGCGCGGCCTCGATGCTCCACACGCCCTTCAGCTTCTTGCTGATGGCGGTGATGTCGGTGTCGGTCACGGTGAAGTTCAGCTCATGCGGAGCGGCGCACTCGCCCTGGTCGGCAGCGTAGGTCGGGTCGAAGCTGTCGTAGATGCTGGTGCCGGACGCGTAGGTCCCGCCGGATCCGTAGGTGGTGTCCGCGGTGAACAGCTTGCCGGTGGGCTGGCTCATCGGGTACGACGGCACGATCTGCCGCAGGAACTGCCGCGGCAGGTACTTGCGCACCATCGGGAGCGCCCACGTGGTGAACGCGGCGATGCCGCTGGTCGTGGTGGTCTCGGTCAGGACGCCCTGGCCCGACTCGGACTCGTGGGCGTACGCCACCATGTTGTCCATCAGGAACTCGGTCTCCCACCGCAGACGGACGCGGTCGGCCGCGCTCATCTTGTAGTGGTCGAGGACGGGGTCCTTGCTCATGTCGACGCTGGCCTGCACGTCCTCCTGACCCTCGAACAGGGCCGGGTTGAACATGTGGTCCCACCGCTTCGCGCGTCTCTCGTCGCGCCGGGTCCAGGTGAGTCCACGCTCCACCTCGACCAGTTCGTTCTTCACTTCCTCAGTCAGAAAGTCCAGCATTCCTTTTTCTCCTGCCCCCTCGGGGCTGCGGATTGTTTGCTCGCGACCCGCAGCCGCGCTGGCAGTCGCCGTTCGCCTCCTGGGCAGCAACTAGCCTTCGACCAGCCGCTGCGCCTGGTTCTTCTGCCCCTCGGTCAGGTCGCCCTTCTTCTCGTTGTCGTCGACGTCCTCGGGGTTCACCTCGCCCTTGCCGGCGGGAATCTTGGCCGGGTCGATCCCGGCGGTCTCGTAGATCACCTCAACGCGGCCGATGGCCTTCTTGACGGTCTCGGCGACGTTGTCCTCGGTCAGGACGCGGCCTTCCAGGTCGGCCCGCACCTGCTCCTGCACGTGGGCGGGCTTGCCCTTCAGCGACTTCTCGATCTCGGCCTCGACGGCCTCGGCGTCCTTCTCGGCGTCGCGCTCGTCCTTCATGGACTTGTTCTCGCCCTTCAGGTCCTCGATCGCCTTGGCCTGGTCCTCCAGCTTCTTCTCCAGGGCCTCGATCTTGGCGTCCTTCTCGTCGTCGCCCTCCTTCTTGGGCTTGGCAACGGCCTGCTTGGCGCCGCAAGCGGCGCAGAACTTCGAGCCGGCAGGAATGGACGCGCCGCACTCGGAGCACTTCATGGCGGCCTCGTTCTTGTCCTCGGCCTCGGCCGGGTACATCTTCTTGACCATCTCGGCGAACTCGTCGCCCTTGATGAACGCCTCGATGCGCCCGTCGACCAGCTTCTGGGTGTTCTCGTCGTACTCCTTGTTCAACGTTTCCTCGCGCGCCTTGACAGCATCCTCGACGAGCTTCTTGATCTGGTCGGACTCGGCGATGGCCTTCCAGTCCTCCTCGGTCAGTTTGGTCAGGTCCAGCATGGTTACTTCCTCCTTGTCCTCCTCGCGCCAGTCCAGTGTCTTGGATCCGCCCGAAGCGCCAACCTCGACGAAATCGTACGTGCGCAAGGAGAAGTCCTCGTTGATCAGGTTAACTTCTTTTCCAACCCACTCAGGGTTCGCCTTCGCCAGTGGGTGCTCGTCCGTCATCCGCAACTTCGTGCTCGACCCACGAGCACGGCTGGAGATCGGGACCTTCGCACCGCCCTTGATAAAAGCCGCAAGGTTCCCGGCGATGGTGGAACCCTTCGGAATGTCGGCCTCGATGAAGATGTCCGCGGTGCCGTCCTCGTTCTCGACCACCTCGATGCCGCGCATGATGGCTGCCGCGTCCGCGGGGCTGAGCGACTCGACGTGCATCTCCCCGGACTTGTCCTTCTCGACCCGGGGGTGCCGCGGATACATTAGCACCTCGCCCTCGTCCAACTTCGGCTGAATGGTCTGCGCCTCGCGCTTGTACAGCGTCGGCATATAGAGGTTGCCGTTACTGGTCACGCGCCCGGCTCGATGCGCGAGCGCGCGCACGCGCATGAGGATGTTCTCGGGCAGCGCCTCGACCTTCTCGGTGATGTCCTCGAACCTGGCCCGATAATCTTCGGTGATGAACGGGTAATCTTCGGTGATGAACGGAAGCACTAGCCCTGCTCCTTCAACTTGAAGCCCAGATCCTTCAAGGTCTGTGCGACATCGTCCTTGCTCAATTGCGACAGGGACAACTTCACGACCTCCTTGATGGCCGCCTTGTCCCGCTTGCTGTTGCGCGCCCCGGCTTCCTGCAAAACCTCGCGCAGCCTGCGCGCGGGTGTCTTCTTCTCGTCGCTTGCCCGTCCACGTGGCATCCTCTCGTCCTCCTCGCTGCGGAACCTGTTCCGGAAAGGCCGACCGTGTCCCCTGTTCGGACGGATCATCTTCTTGGCAATCCACCGATCGCCGCTAGCCTCGTACATGACCTTGAAAGCCCCAACCGCCAGGCCCCGCGCGGTCTTCAGATCGTGGCCCGCCTCGTCCATGATGCGCCCGACAATCATCGGGAAAACGTCGCACGCCTGCCGCCTCGTGAGCGCGATCCCGTCAATCTTGACAGGCAGGCCGTACCGCTTGACATCTTCAATTTTCGTGAATGTGGGCATCTCAGGCTTGGCCAAGATATGCAGACCTCCACCATATACACAAGGTGTCCGCCCTGGTCTAGCGTACCCGGCGCCGAGTCAGCCGGGTATTGCCGAACCAGATCACCTTTTTACCCTTGATCGCGTCCTCAACGCGCTGGCGGGCCTCGTCCAACGAGAAACAAGTCCAAGGAGGCCCGATCGACTCGCGGGTCCGCAAGTCAACCACGTTCCACACGGTCATGCCGCTGACAGTCCGCGGTCCCTGGATCCGGTAGCGGGTGCCCTTCTTGGGATTCGGTCCGATTATTTTCTGGGGTTCTCGCACAAGCCCTCAAGCAGTCGCCTCGCCGCTCGTCGAATCATGTCGTCAATCTTGCCGGCCATAACCGACGGCAACCGCATCGAGGGTCCATATTTGCGACGGATTTTCTTTTTGCGCTTCCTGTTTCTGGGAAGCGATAAAGTTCGTGAATGTGGTCAACTCAGATCCTCTCTAGGTCCTTGACGTAGTCCCACGTCAACACCGGCGCGCGCCTCTTTAACTGCTTCGCCCACCCATGCTGCACGGCCCGCGATGCGTGCTTGCCATACTTCCACTGGTACTTTTTCATCTTCATGGTCCACATGTTGCAGATGTTTATGTCCTTCTCAGAGATCAAATCCTTTGGCACGTCAAATCGGTTTAGCAGACGCCGGATCCACTTCTCTGCGATGTACTCGGTTTTCAAGAATGCCAACTTGACCCACCTCGGATACTTTTCAGCCACATCAGCAAGTTCCGTGTCGTCAAACCTGTACTTGTTGAACGTCCTTAACCGCCTGCAGCCCCTGTACGCAATGTCGTCCATCACGTGCCCGTATTCATGCAGCAGACAAAATATCATGTCCTTGAAGCTCTGGGGTTTCGAGTACCGCGGGTTCTTCTGAATATAAATGCGCTGAGGCCGCACGCTGTAATCAACCCACGCCTCAGCATACTTGGCGTCGTCAGCGAACTGCCGCTCCCAAAACACGGTGACAGTGGCCTTGCCCTCGGAGTTTATCTCCGAACACAGGCGCCTGAACTCGCGCTCCATCCTCCGCACGTCAGTCTCCCGCCTTTAGGATCTTGAACTCAGTCCGCTCGAAGTCAGTCACCCCGTCCACCTGGTACAGTACCGCGTACCCGACATCGCGCTTCTGCCGGTAACTGATCTTACCCTCGGACGTGTAGTTCATCTCCTTGCACAGGCACCCGCACTCGATCGCGAGCATGTCGAAATCCTGGCCCCGCCAATTCCACTTGCGTCCGACCAGATCGTCCTCGGTCATCTGCGCCGACTTCTTCTCAATCACCCCATACCACGGAGGTCCAGCCCGTTCCTGCACCAACAGGCTTCGCAGGAAGTGCGTGTGCCCAATTATCACCGTCCGCAGGCCCTCGATCCGCTGCTCGAAATACTCGAACACGCTGAACGCAGTCCGGTTCGGCACTCTGCTAAACGACCGCGGGTGCGCGATGACGCAGTCACCGACCTGCAGCCACCAATAGTGAGGGCCTCCACGATAGAACACGTTCGGCAAATCTACCTGCCCGGTCGGCCGGCCAGTGGTGTCACCGAACTGGATGCCGTTCGCGAGGTCCTCAAGGATGTCGGTAAACCGGAAGTGTAGGGCCGGGTTGACCCGCTGCCGGAGGTACTTCGTGATCCTGAACTCGTGGTTGCCCCCAAGTTCGTACACCCGCTTGAACATGAGGTTGAGTTCCATCAGGTACGCTAGGACCGTACCGTACTCGTTCCGCAGCACCCCGTCCCGGCTCTGCCCAAAGCTGTTGATCTGGTCGATGTCGAATATGTCGCCGTCCCATACTATCTGATCGGCGTCCCCGTCTCGCTTGAGCATCTCGCGGATCGCCCACTCGTCCTGAAGCGGCACGTGCGTGTCGCTCATGACAAGGGTCTTGACCTCCCCCTTCATGAGCGGCTCGGCCCAGTTCTCAGCCGGCGGCTTTATCTCGACGCGCTCGACTCTCTCGGCCATCTCCTCTGGAACGATCGCCGTTGTGCCAGCCTGCCGGATATAGTGCGTCAGATGATGCTCGATGCCGTTGCGCTGAAGCGCCTTCGACACCGCGTGCCTGCTGACCGGCCTTCCGAAAATTCTGGTGACCTCCGCCAGCGCGTCCTGAATGTTGTCGTGCCTTCCCAGTACCTCTATGACCTTGTCGAGCCTCTCACGATTCCACCAATACCTTAACCGCGTTGCGATGTGGCACCTCCTGTTTACGCCCCTGGCTTTCCACCCAACACGGTGACCTTCTTCGACAGGAACGCCTTCGTGCTGACGACCTGCACCTGCTCGGGCGGAGTCTTCACGTCGCTCACGACCATCCGCTCCCCCCTGATCGCGACGACAAGGTACGTGACGCCATTGCGGCGCACGTACTTGCCTCGGAGCTTCTGTCTAGACATCCGTGCCTGCTTCTGCCTGACTCCGCGCTGGACGCCCTCAAGGAACCTCTGTGAGACGTCTTCCACACTACCTCATTTTCTTGCCGGACGCGGCGGCCTTCTGCAACCGCTTCTTGCCGTACTTCTTGCGAGCGATCGCAGCCGCCACCGCCTCGGGGTCGCGCGGGGACTTCTTCTTACTGCGCAGCTTCTGAACCAACTTCTTGAAGCCGACGTACTTCTCGTCCAGGCCCTCGTCGTCCATACCATCAACCGCGCTGAACACGCGCTCGACAAATGCCTCCTCGGCCGACGACGCGTTGTACGGCACGCCCATTGGACCCTTGCCCTTACCGCGAGCCAAGCCCCTGCCCTTGCCCTTCGACCGGCGCTTCTTGCCGGGGTCGTCGCACCCCTCGGCCTCATCCACCGCCAACGCCTTGCCCGCAACCGCTCTCGCGAACATCGCCTCGGTCTTGACCGACCCGTCCTTCAGGCCCGCCTTGATGACCCGCGCCACGTACGACTTGTTGAACCGCACCGACCGAGTGGCCTTCACGGTGGTCTCGCTGTACGCATAGTCGGCCACGATGTCGTCATACACGTCGCTGGCCGCCCTTCCGACCGCGTCCTCGTCCGCCGCCATCACGCCGATCGAGTTGTAGTTGTCGCGCAACTTCCACCCCGCACTCCTTCGGATCTTGGCGTCCAGCATAGCCCTCAACTCCACCTTTGTCAACTTTGGTTCCGCCACTGTATCCTCCTCAGTGTGCGTGGCGAGGTATCCACGATAGGCCGCCATCGCACTTTTCTTGGATTTGTAAATGCACTTCCCGTTTCCGATTCTCCAACAACCCCCGCCACAAGAATATACCGGCATCACTTCCCCCCCTTCATCTCGACCGGCACAGCCAAAAATCCAATGTCGCCGCGCGACAACTCCTCCAACACAGCGGCCACGTCCCCCGGCGAACCCTTCATCCACGCATACACCCGACGGAGAAGCTGATCGGAGAACGGCCCGACCTGCACCGCGCGCCCTCGCGCGTACGCGAGCGCGCGCGCGGCAAGCCTCATCGTGTCAGCGAGCGAGTCCGCCGTCAGGACCACCTCGCCGGACTCCAACGTCGAGTCTATGAGCACCTGCTTTGTATTAATTGTTTTTACATTCTCCGCCTCGGTCTTCTTCGTGGCCTTCGGCTTCACGTACGGCTCAAGGTCCTCGTACGCCTCCCCAATTTCCTTCTCGTACCTGCGAACCAGCGCGGCCACCTCGCGCTCCGACATCATCTCCAGACTCTCCCCGTCGATGCCGTGCCTGAAGATGTCCGCCTCCGCCCTGGCGCCGATGTGCGCCTCGCTGATTACCTCGTCGACGCTCCACAGCGGCACGTCCCAAATTCCCTCCTTCTCCAGGAACTCGATCAGCTCCGCGTTCGCCTGCTTGCGCGCGACGATCGCCTGCTTGCGAGCCTTCTCCGTCTTGGCGAGCGCGACCTTGCGGCGGTTCGTGTCGATCCGATGCCGCAACTCGTCGATATACTCGCGCTCCGACATGACGCCTTCGACCACTCGGTCTGTCCTCGGCAGGCGCAAGCCCTTCGGAGGTTCCGACGGTGAGAGCATCTCCGCGAGACTCTCGCCCCGGTGCAGGCTGTACTCCCCGACCTCCTCGCGCTCAGCCGCCGTCATGCGACCCTTGCGGACCTCAAGCCGACACCTGCAGTTTGACTTGCACCGAGTACCACCGGCCCGCGGGGTAGTCGGCAGGTTACGCTTGGTAAACGGGGACGAGTTCGCGAGCACGATGCAATCGACGCAGTGCTCGGCCTGCCCGAGCTTCCAATAGATCCTGACGTTATCCGGCAGGCTCTCAACTTTCCCATTCCACGCGATGCCCTCGCACGTGTCCCCATACATGCGCGCCCGGCGCTCCCTCGGCATCTTGATGTTGCCGGTGTTGACGTCCTCCCCGAACTTGCGAGCGTAGACCAGCTCCTGATCTACCGCCCGGCGGATATATTCCTCATCGCCAGCATCGAGCGCCTTTCCGCGCCCAAGGCTGTACGCCTCACGGAAGTTGTTGCTGATGGCCTCGTGCGCCTTCTTGTTGTACTGGTCCAACGTGATCTTTCCGGCCTCAAGTTCGCTCGTGATCGATTCCATCGTCTTGTAGTGGCTGTCGACCACATTGCCGACCTTGTTCGGCAACTTCAACTCGCCCTCGAACACCCGGCACCCGGAGTCCAGGTCGTCGAGCAACCGCTCCACCTCGTCGGCCAGCATCGACGCGTCCAGCGGCGCAAGGCCGAGTATGACCGCGTCGATCTCCTCGGCCGGCATGCCGAGGACGCTTTCCAGCGCAACCCTCAAATCTCACTCCCGGTGCCCTGCCGGATCCGATTCAAGTCCGGATCCGCGAGCGACCACCCAAGGCTAGTCTTGCCAACAAGAACATCCCGCACGACGTCCTCAACCGTCTCGAAGTGCAAGCCGTTCCTGCCAACGTATCTTACCACACCGCCGTACCAATTGCTAACGTGCGCCCAGCACAAACCACCCGTCTCTCCGATGTCCGGGTTCGACACGACCTCATGGTCGACGTACGAAAACGCGCAAACGTTGTGTCCGCTGACCTTGCCGTCCTTCGCAATCCACGGGATTGACAGCAGGCCGACCGTCCGCACGTTCGGCAGCACGCCGCGGTCGCGCATGTTCCTGATGCGGTCGGCCGCGAACAGGCTGATGTCGTCGCAATCCCCGGCCGCGCGCCCGAGGCAATGCTTCGCGAACGCCGCGCGCGGACTGCTGATCGCGTCCCACAGTTCGAGGTACCCGTCGCGCCTCCACTTCATCGCGCCAAGCGTCGCGGTCAAACTCTCCAGGCTGTTGTACTCGGGCAGGTCGAAATCCCTGAACCTGCGCTCCACGACCGCCTGGTACTTCTTGCTGAACTGGTAGTACCAGAGCCTGAGAGTCAACCACGTCAACTTGCGCATCGCCCACACTTTGAACCCCATATCGCCCTCCTAATTTGTAAAATCATCGAGGACGTTGAACTCATCGGTGTCACCCCTGAGCGGACCCCATGTCTGCTGCGTCACCTTGGTTTGTACCAGATACATCCCGACCTCGTCGAGATCGCCGGCCTTCGAGACGTACCTGATCTTGTTATTGTCCTCCGGATCCAGCGTGCACGGCCACTCCATGACATTACCATTCGGCTTGCGCACGTACGCCATCATCAACTTTGCGCCAGCCGCACTCGTCCCGATGTCAAACCTAAAAATGGTCCCGATATCGTTCTTGTAAATTCTACTCGAAGAAGTCGCCATCGTCTACTCCTCAGTTTCGGAAACGCCCATCGACGTCTCCAACTCAACCTCGGTCGTCACTGGCGAGTCTATCTCGACCGCACCGTTGACCGGCGAGACTATCTCGACCGCGCCGTTCACAGGAGACTCGATCTCAACCGAACCGTTGACCGGCGAATAGAGTTCTACTACTTCTCGTTCCACAGCACCGACTCCAGTTCCACGACCAAATTGACCGGCGAGAACAACTCAACCACATGCTTGAGCACCCTGGCAACCTCGCCCAGCCACCCGTAGCCACGGGTTATCAGGCAGCCACCCATGCCGCGAGTCATTATCACACCGGCACCCTCCTCCGGACCTTCGACAGGTCCGACGTCAGGTTGCCGCTCGCATCGTACAGGTTCACCCGCACCAGCTCGACGCCAGCCTTCGTCTTGAAAATCTGCTGAGTGCCAGACAGAATCCACTCGCCAGATTCGACGCCCCATATCTTGTCGATCACCGCGCTCATGGCCTCGATCTCGGACTCCATGTCGTTGATCTCCGCCAGCACCGCAGCCTTGTCCGCCGTCGCCTCCGCCCTGGTAAGCGGACCGTACGCGGCGAGCGCGTCGTCCACTTGCGTCCACACCTCGCTCGCCGACACGTCGTTCAACTCACCGATGCTAGTCTCACTCGCAGGGTCGACAGGCAGGTTGGCGGTCTTGCCCTTGATGGTCGAGATGTCGGAGAGAATGTCGTCGTGCTCCTGTGCCGTCCAGTCCTTGTCGCCCCCGCCAGTGCAGTAAATTTGGATCCCGCCGTTGGCGTCCGACTCCATCTCCTTCAGGATGACCGTCATCAGCCACATTCTCAGGTGCGGCGTGGACGACAGGTTCCAACTCCCAGTGACGTACACGTCGTTGTTCCCGTTGGTGGTCAGCGTGAACCCGACCGAGTTCGACCCCTGCTTGTAATAGTCCGCGACCAGCCCGACCTTGTTCCCCGTCCACGCCGCGTCACTCTCGCAATTGTCAATGAGTGAGTAGTTCTTGCCTGAAATGGAAACGGCCACTAAACCTCTCCTGGCCCGACCACCCGGTTATTCTCCCAGGTGTCGAGAAAGTAGTACCCACAGTCCTTGAAGATGATCGGAGGTGCCTGCGGAAACCACTCACACTTATTCGGCCGCTCGCCATCGTGAATCAAGCACGTCGCAGGATTGCCCGGTTTGAAGTGCTCGCAATCCTCCCCCTCGCAGCACTTCCCGCACCGCCTGCACGAGCCCTTCCTGATGTACCGCGCGGCCATTAGAACTCCGCGGGCTGGTTCAGCCCATACCTCGCGACGGCCTGGAACTTGTCCCTCAAGTCGAGGAGTTGCGCCCGGATCCGCTCGTTGCCATACGCGGCGTCCCTAGCGGCCCGCATGTCAGTCGGCGACGGGGCGAACCCGCCGAAGCCCCCACCCTTGCTGGCGCCGGGCTCGACCGTCCGGTAGTCCGGGTCGCCCATGATGGTCTCGATCTCATCCTCGGACAGGCCGACCACCTTCTCAAGCAACCACCTCGTCGGGATGCCGAGGGTCGCGCGCGCATTCGACGCAACCTCCCACTTCAACTGCTCGACCTCCAGCTTCAACTTCTCGTCCACGAAACTGATCGGAGGGTAGACGATCCTGTACTGGTCCTTGTCGACCGTCTTCATGCCGAGCAGAGCGAGCTGGAGGTCGTAAACCCCGCGCTGCACCCCGGCGGCCATCTTCTGCACGGCCCTCAGCAGACGCGCAAAGTTAATGTCCACCCAGCCGAGGTGCGCCCTGCCCCGGACCTCCTTGTCCAGCCCGAGGTGGGCCGGTGGCACGCCCAGCGACACGACGATCTCGTCGTTGAAGAACTTGATGTCCAGCAGGTTGTCGTTCATCCCGCCCGGGTCGAACATCTCGACCTTGACCTGGTTGTCCCCGACCTGCGCGAGCCAGATGTCCTCGTCGTCAAGCGCCGGCCGCTTGCGGATGTCCAGCTTGCCGTCCGAGTCGACGAACTTGGTGCGCCGGACGCTATCCTTCATCTGCTCGATGATCTTCTTCTGCTCGTCCGGGTGCGTCCCGGCCGGGAACGGCACGATGTACGAGTACCGCTTCGACGCCCTAGTCAACCGGCGGATTATGACACCGTCCTTCATCATCTCGATCTGGCGCCACGGCCGACGGGCCGTCACGAAGAAGCTGGAGCCGTACCGGTTCTCGATCTCGTGGTCGAACCTCGTGTGCCCGACCTGCCAGTACATGAACTCGGCGTAGACCTGCCCGGTCTCGTCCTGCATCGTGAAAGCACGCTGCGAGTCGAGCCGACCGTACTTGTCCTCGTTGCGCTTGACGTACTTTGGGTCGAGCCACTTGAGCCGCACGATCGACGCGGCCTGGTCGGCCACCCGCTCGTGCATGCCGTCCCCGTTCTTGAGCGTGGCCCGAACGTACTTCGGGAGCCAGTCCTCCATCTCGACCCGCTTGTCCAGACCCTCCAGAACATTCTGCACGGACGAGTCGTCGGACTTGACCTCCCACGTCTTCTCGTCCCCCTCTTTGGCGACGAACACGTTGTCGACCGTGACGTTCAGCGCACGACGGGCGAGCACGCACTCCTTGTACATCCGACGGTAGTCGTCGTACATGGCTGCACGCTTCTGCTCCAGCTTCATCTGCTCGTAGTACGACTCGGCCACCTGGCTGCTGCCGTACATGCTGCTGGAACCGCCGACGTCGGTGGTCGTCTCGTCGTCGGCGTCGCTGGTCCGGCCCTTGAAGACCGGCCGGATGCGCGCCCACATTCGCTGCGCCAGGCCGAGGTGCTTCTGGTCCTGCACCCACTCGTCCGCCTCGGCCTTCGGCACGAGCGCGACGGAGTACCTCGTCCCGTCCTTGTCCTGAAGGACCTCCGGCGTCACCTTCGCGTCCAGCCACTTCCTGCGCTTCTTTTTTCTCGCCACTTGGACTCCCTACGGCTTGACGACCCCCAGCGGAGGCTTGGACGGGCCGGCCAACTGCGACAGGATGTGCCGGTGCAGCTTCCCGCACGCTCCGTTGACCATCATGATCTGACCCTCGATCAGCAGGCTGTGGTATGCGGACAGCACGAAGCCGGCGAGCGAGAACCCGTCTAGCTTGTCGCCCTCCATGTCCTTCGTGTCGACGATCGGTCTGCCCTTCTCGTCAACACCCAGCTTGCAGAACCAGACGTCGTTCTTGGCCGCGCGCTTCTCCTCCTTGGCCTGCCGCTTCGCCTCCCGCTTGACGCCCTTCTTGATGGCCTTCTCGCCGCGCTCGGCGACCTGCCACAACTGCTTGCAGCAGTCGGCGAAGTTGCGACCACTCCCGCACGGGCACGCCGCGTTGTTGTTCGCCTTGCCGTACGCGCCGCGCAGAACTGCCATGTCGCCCTGCAGCGGGGGCCTGTCCTCCGCCAGCAGGTCGTTCACGTGCTCCAGCACTCGCTTGAGGTTCTTCTCTTGCTCGCTCATGATCCGCCTCCTTGTTCGTTCATTCAAAAAGCTCACGGGGCTCCCCGGATTCTTCCTGGTCGTCGGTGTCAGACGCGCAGGCGCTGCACTCGTGGTTCGCCCACTTGGTGCACCGCCTGCGCTTCGTCTCTCCGAACAGTCCCCTGATTGTGATTATCCCGTCTTTGGCGTCTCCGCCTGCTTCTGGACAGTAATAAGGCAGGTCCGACATCAGTCCTCCTTGCAAAATGAAACGGCCCGCCGCCGGTGATTTAGTCCAGCGGCGGGCCGGAAAACAGGAGGCGAACAGCGCCAGCGCGAGCATGCCGATCGCCGTTCAACATATACACAAGATGTCCGCCCTGGTCTAGCGTGTCGCGCGCCCGCACGTTGCAAACTACCTCGACACGTCACCACTCGCTCCCCTCATCCTCGCGCTCCATTTCCATCATGTCCTCGAACCGGTTCTCCTCGAACGCCCGGTACTTCGAGTGCTCGCGCCTGTGCGTCTCGACCTCCCTGATCTTCTTCTTCGACTCGATGGTCGTCGCCGAGATGTCGGCGACCCTGGCGACCCCCGCGGACGCCAGCTCGATCTGGTACGCCACGAGCGCAGCGGCATCCGCGACATCCTTCGCGCCACCCGGGCGGTGGTCTATCTTCTCGATCGGCCGGCCGCTCCGCACCTCGCCGGTCACGATGCGCTCCAGCTCGACCAGCTCCTCCTCGTACAGCTGGTACGCATACTGGCTGACCCGGCCCTCCAGGTACGCCGCCTTGAGCGCGTTGTACGCGTCCGGGGTCTTGACGGTGCTGCCGACGTCCATCGGGTACCCCCGCTCGTTCAACGGCTGCGTAATGGCGACGTGCTGAAACGAGTCGCACATGCCACCCCCGAAGCTGAACCCGATCTTGGCGAGGTAGTAGATCAGCGCGCGGATCCCCGCGAACGGGATCTGCCCGTTTGGCGGAGGCGCGATACGCAGGAGCAGGTCGAACCAGACAACCGGCGCCATCTCCTCGACCGCCTCGTTGTCCTGCCCCCGGCGCACCACCGGCACCCACCCGGCCCGGTGGCCGACCGCGAACCCGCACGCGTCCCCGGTCAGGCCGGCGTCAATGCCGACGTACCTGGAGACCGACGGGTTGACGATCGGCCTCCAGACCTCCTCGTCCTCCTCCTGCCCGGTTCGCTGGTTGAGTACCCGATTCCCCGTCGCCACCCTGCGCGACAGCCGCTCCGGCACCACCCTCACGCCGTCCTGCGTGGTGGTCACCTGCCCGCTGAGCGGGTGCACGCACACCTCGCCGGGTATCTCCACGCCCTTCGCCCCCGGCATCTCGTCGCTCGGCTTCCTGACCGCCTTGAAGATCGGCTCCCGCTCCCTGAAAAACACGCTGATCGCCTCCGTCGGCACGCCGCACATGTCCCGGATGAAGCCCTCCAGGTTGGACTCCGCCGTCTCTCGGTACGCCTTCATGTTGGGTACGTCGATGAGCCGAAACACCTCATCGCCTGGAGCGCCCCGCTCCTCAAGCTCGCGCAACCTCGCCCGCTCTCCGTCCGCCTCCGCCTCGTCATCTATTATCTTCGCGCTCGCCGTCCTGCTCGCCGTCCTGATCCAGAAATAGCTGACCTCTTTCGGCCGCGGCTTGAACCCCCACTCGGTTGACTCGATGACCTTGGCAATGCCGCGCGCCTCCAGGTTGTTGCGCTCAATCTCCGCCGCCTTCCTGCAGGTGAAGCTGTCCGGGTACGTCTCGCTGCACAGCCAGACAATCTTGCACGCGCTCGGGTACGTCCCGTCCGGCCGCATGAACGTGCCCTCCATGCGGCGCACGACCGCCATCTCGATCTCGGCCGCCGCGTCATACCTGTCGCCACTGTGGGACCGCAGCGACTTCTCGACCACCTCGTACTTGTTGACCTCGTCCCCGACGTAGAAGAACAGGTCCTCGGACTCGGCCGCCGTGACGACCGCTCCGCTGTACTTGCACAGGACGTGCTTCGGGAACCTGAGCTGCGTGATGACCCGCGGCTCCGGCTCGAACTCCTTCTGGAAGTACGGCGTCGACCTCGCCCACGTGCCGAACCTGGTGAAGTACGCGTCGCGCGCCTTCTTCTCGGTCGTGTTCATGTTCAGGTAGAGGATGGAGCCGGCCTCGTCGAGGCCGAACGTGCGCTGCGGGCTGCCGTACTGGCCGACCTCGTACACGCTGCGGCCCTGCAGCGCGTTCGCCAAGTAGGTCTTCCCATATCGAGTTGCGCCGCGAAGAAGCACGACGTGAATGCCGCGCTCAACTATGTCTACGAAGTGGTGCTTGAGGCCGGGGTACATGGCACGGGCGAAGCTGCCCGCGAAGTACTCGTTCTCGATCCAGTGCTGCGCCTTGATGGACTGGCGGTCCTCCTTCACCCTGCGCTCGCTCTCCTCGCGCGCAAGCTCCTCACCACGCTTCCGGGCCTCTCGCTCCCGGAGGCGCTGCATCGCCTCCTCGTGACGCCTGTTCGCCAGGTCGCCGTAGGTGTCCCGCCAACTGCCCAGGTCAGACTACCTTGCCGCCTCCCTCGCCCGTTGCATCGTCTGACTCATTCGATCACGTATCCGCAGAACGGGCAGTAACCACACCCGCTCTTCCACTCGCTCGCGCCCATGCGCATGAGATGGAATGAATTGCCGCAGTGTCCGCACTCGATGAGCGGCCTCCACCTGCCCCCCGCGACCGACCCGTTCGAGTCGATGCTCTCCTGCGTGACCCGCCTGCGCCGGTCGACGTCGTCGCACGCACGCGGAGGCAGACACTCGCAGAACGCCTTGTCGTGCTCCCAGTAACCCTGGCCGCCGACGCACTCCTTGCCGAGCGGGCACTTCTTGGTGTCATCAGTCATCGCCGTCTCCCCTCCTGCCCAGCTTGAACAATCTGGCGAACCAGTAGTGGTAGTTGTAATACAAAATCGTGTTCAGAACATTCCACGCGATTGACGAGCTGATCGCCCACTTCCACTCCCAGACGTCCAGCGTCACGCCGTTGAACACGTACCAGAACACCGACTGAATTATGACTATGTGCAGCCGGTAGACGATCCCGCTCAGCAGAAGCCTGCCTACCTTGATCTTTCTCACGCGCTCACCTCACTCCGCCGGACATCCACCGTTCCACGTCGGCGGTTGCCAGCCGTCCTCCTTGAACCGGTCCATCGTGTCGAGGCAGTCCGACTGCTCAGTCAGCGTCCGGTAGCAAGCCGCGACCATCTCGCACCTGGACGGCTCCTCGCCGTGGTACCATAGGAACTGCACACAATCGTCCGCCATCGACGCGTGCCCGCACTGCTGGCCCCACTCGCGCGCGGCCGAGCATGCGTCCACACACTCGGCGTAATACTCGGCGTACCAGTCACAAGAGCAGGTCCCGTCGATTCCGTCCTTGCCGTCCGACCCGCACGACGACAGGCAGAGCGCGAGGACGAGCGCCAGAACAGTCGCCCCTCCAAGCGTGAATGCGAAATTCAACCTTTTCATCTTGTGCCTCCTTTGTTTATTCTAATTATACATTATTGCCTGTCAAGCAATCAACAGAAAACGGAGTACAGTCAGTTCATCTCCCCCTCGTCGACCGCCTTCTTGAACATATTCATGCTCCCAAGCAACTCAGCCGACTGAGCCGCCAGGATGCGAACGGCCTCGTAGTCTCCAACCCGCTCCAGGAACGACAGCACCCCGACGAACATGCGAGCAAGCATCGCGTGCCGGCCCAGCTTCATCTGCTCCGACAGGTCGATCACGTACCCGGTCAGCAGGCCCCCGACGATCCGCGCGTACACGCCCGCGTCGACCCCGGTGGCGAGCATGTCATTCGCGACGCGCTCCCACTCCTGTGCGACGGCGTTCATGCCGTTCTGGAAGGCGAGCGCGACCTTGTCCAGCGACTCGCGCTGAAGCTGCGCCTCCTGGCGCCGCTCCTCCTTGACCTCGGTCATGATCTTCTCGTGGCCCTTGTCGATCGCCTCGTCCCACTTGTCGACCGGCACCCAGCCCTTGCCCCCGCAGGTTTGGCAGGACTCGTCTTCTCCGTCACAGACGGGACATCTCTTGCGCTTGTCGTCGGCCATGTCGTAGAAGTCTCCCTCCATCTACCGCTTTCCGCCCAGCATGTCGAACGCCAGCAGTAACGCCTTCTCCGCGAACGGCGCGTCCCACGGCTCGACCTTCCACTCCACCGGCTCTGCCTTCACGCCCCACGGCCTCGTCTGCGGTCCGAGCAGATCGCGCGCCTCACTAAGCAGCATGCGTTGGTCGGCACCCAATACAACGGCCGGCATTGGAAACCACCCAGCCTCCATGTCGAACCGCTCGCACACGCACTTCATCAAGCCCATCTCGATGGGTTTGACGATCTCCCTGATCGACCGCTTCAGCGGCATGACGATGTCGCCCATGTACGCCTCGGCCGCGTCGTGCATCAAACCCCACAGCGCGAACTCCCTCGGCACGAGCTGCGACACGTGCACGGAGTGCTGCGCGACGCTGTAGAACTGGGAGATCATCCCATTGAACCGGCACTGCAGGCTCAACGCGTGCGCGATGTCCTCGATGCAGATGTCCTCCGGCCGCGGGTCGAGAATGTAGAACTCCTTGCCCGTGTACGTCTGAAACCAGTCGCCCCTTCGCTCGGGGTTCCCCTTCGCCAATTCGTTATCAATCATCCTTGCCTCCGTTTCCGTTTCATGAACTCGCTGTGGCCCGGCCGGCGTCTGCCGTTCAAACCGAGCGCCTTCCAGTCGTCCCACAGCACGTGTCTGTTGACGCCAAGCATATCAGACTGCTCGCGCAATGTAAAGCCATCAACCCACAACCGTCTAACCCTACGGCGACGGTCCATTACGTGACGCGTAACTGTTCCCTTGACCGGCATCTATCACCCTTCTATCACGAATCGACGACCAAACCAACATAAACCCAACAGTTACCGACCGCGGTTCTATTACCAGGTCCTCCAGATCCTGACCAGATTCTTGTCGCTGAGCACGCCGGGGTCGCGCACCTCCTTCCACGGCTCCAAGCCCTTCAGGTCCTGCTCCACGCAACAGGGCATCGCGACGCACACCTTGCGCTCGGCCCTCACCTTGTCCCACGCGACCTGCAGCGGAGCGTGCGAGTGGACCGCCAGGATGACGCCGACGTTCGCCCAACACGCGTCACCCTGAACGTCCTCGATCTTCGCCTGGATACAAGAAAGTCTCTTGACATTTCTAATGCGCGAATCGTGTATCCTGAGAAGCGGGTCGACGCTAACTACGTGCCACCTACTCTTGTGCGCCACAAGCGCGCCCGTGCGCGGTAGCACCCCGTCGCCGACCACCAGGCAGACGACGTCCTCGCACTTGGCCGGATTGTCGGCGCCCTCCTCCCACAGCGCCTTCTTCGCCCACCTAAAGGCGGCCATACTCTCGGTGACCTCCTTCGCCGGCTCGTTGCACTGGAAGAACGGCAGGACGTCGAGCGCGCACCTTGACTTGAGGAAGTCGTCGAGGTGGGTGGTGCTGACCTCGACCTCAGTGGAGACCGTAACCCGTCGGTGGAAGATTTTCATTTGTCCCTGAGCCCCTCCATCGTCGCGAGCCGCTTCGCCCGCGACTTGCTGTGCGCCCGCTCCCACCACCGCTTCGCCACCTCGTCGCACTCCTCCAACGGCCTAACCCGATCGCCCTCCATGAGCGGCATGCGCAACCCACACTCCATGTGAGCGTTATTCCACGGCCGGCCGGTCAGCATCGACTGCCACCGCGGGTTGGGAACCGCCCGGTAGCGGTAGCAGCTCTCGCGAATCGGGCAGGTGTCATCTAGGCACATGCTGATGTCCGGCATCAGTCACCTAGTATCTGCTTCATGCGCCGCCTGCGCTCCCGGACATCGGCGACGTTTGAAATGACTGCGAACGCTGAAAAAATCAAGATGCCCAGCGCGAACCCGATCCACAACGGCGACAGCACCCACCACCACGACCAGCCGATTACGTCGCACAGCTTGAGTACGATAAAAACGATCAGCAGTACCCCGCCAAGCCCCATTCCTCCACTTGAAGAACTACTCGAAGAACTCATCGCCCGCCTCCTTTGTTTATTTTCATTATACAAAAACCCCCGTGCGAAGTCTACCTGTTCGTCACCATGTTCTTGTCGAGGACCAGCAGGTTCAGGTCGGCGTCCATCTCGCCCGGCCTGCGCTTGTTGTTGTACACGATCTTGCACTTCACCCGGCCCAGTATGCCGAGGTCGACGTACCCTTTCCAACTCCGATCCGAGTCCGCCCAGAACCGTCCGGCGATAATAGCCTTCGGGGATCTCTCCTCGTTCACTCCGTCACCCATCTCTGCCTCCTTGTCAAAATTTTTGACATTTGCCGTCCTCATTGCAGTATTCCTCAAGCCCGGTGCAGTCCGCGTCCCGCCAACACTCCGGCTCGGGTACACATCGCATCCACTCCTCCTGGCAGACCTCGCCATCCCCGCACGGCCTCGACCCGGGGACCTTCAAACAGATGCCCCAGTGATGCCCCTCGTCCTTACGCCCGCACCGCTCCCTGCCGTTGCACCAGCACCCGTCGTCGCACTCGCGGTCCTCCCGACACGGCCGGCACACGTCGAAACACGGCAAGTCATACTCGCAGTCGCAAACGGTGAGCACGCCCCAGATCGGGGTCCCGCACGGGCTGACCCCGTCGTAGCAATGGTACTTCTCGCAATGCAGATCCGACTTCTCCCAAGTGCAGCACCACTCCTCGCCGTTGCACATTATCCCGTCGTCGCAGTCCGAGTCGAACACGCACTCCGCAGCGCAAATCTGGTGCATCTCATCGCAAGGAGTCTCGCACGGCGGATCCCCTTGGACGCACCAACCGGCGACGCACCGCTCGACTCCGTTGCACCAGTACCCGTCGTCGCAGGTCGATCCGTCCGGCCTCGACCAACACGCCCCGCGAGTCGCGATCTGGCCCCACGCGCCTAGCACGGGAGCGAGCACGCCTCCCCTCGCCTCCGCCTCGACCAGCTCGTCGTACGAGGTGGTCGTGCGAGGATAGTCGCAGTGGCAGGAACAGAAAAACAGTCCCAACAGACAGCTCGTCGCCACCACCACCACAACCCAAGCGAATAAATTACAAAGCGCGTCCGCTCGCCTCTGCCTCTTTATCGAATCTATCACTTATCGCACTCCGGGCAGCCCATTATAGACCTTGGCCTCATCAGCTTCCTCTATCCTAACACCACTCGGACCCATCTGAACATCCTTGCCCTCGTGGACCATCCTCGACAGCGGCTTCAGTGGAATCTTGTTCGTCTCTATCATATCGGCCTCCCGATAAGTTTATCGATCCTTCGATATTGTATTAAGCATTATACAAAATCCAACCGACCAGATCAACTCCCCTTCTTCCCCGGCACGTCGATCACCGGCCCGATCTCCGCCCTGACCTTCGACGACTCGACCTCGTGGAACCTCGCCAGGTTCTCCGACATGGCCCTGAATATGTCGGGGAACTGCATGACGTGCTTCTCCAGAATCTGGTACACGAACGCCACGTACGTCTCAGCCTGGTACAGCACCTCATACTTCTCAGCAATGCCCAGCGCCTTGCGCTCGGTCTCCACCCCGTCCTTGCCGAGCCTGGCGTACGTCCTCCCCGCGTCCCCGGGCTTCATCTCCGGGGCGGGCACCTCGACGTCCTTGCCGCAGTGCGGACACCTCACCTTGCCTGTCAGTAGCACCGCGGCGGTCTTGCCGAACCCGCGGCCGAGCTGCTGCATCTCCTTGCCAATGTCGGCGTGCCGCTTGGACGCCTCCTCGATCTGCCGGCTGCGCTCCTCAGACTGCCGGTCGAGCAGCCTGCGCTCGACATCCTCGTGCACCTTCGCCTGGTACGACTTCCTACGCTTGACCCAGTTCTCTTTCCTCGACCTCCTCATTAAATTGCCGACTGTGCATCCTTTAAGTCCGGCCCATCTCTTGGACAAGGTTTCGAGAGACACTGGCTCGGGGCTGCAGACGTACTCGACGTCCGGAGTCGGATAAAATCCATTCGGCCGCTCCGACTTCTCGGCATCGCCTTTCTTACCTCTAGGCATTAGCGGTCAGTTCTCCTTCTTTTCAAGATTGAACTCACACAAGCTCATCCCCGTCTCCCTTCTATTAGCCGCCGCATTCCTCTAAACGGCCTTGTCCATCTATGACCGCAACAACAACACTCAACCAATACGTTCCCAGGTCTTGACCACTCATTTCCCCTCCGGCGGGATCACCTTATAGCCTCTGGCCTCAAGGTCTTTGATGTAGGCTTCGTCTATTTCTTCCGAGGTCATGGTGATGGTGGTGACTTCGTGCTTCTGGATGTACACGGCGTCCATTTTAGGGTGCTCTTGTCAACCCAGTCCACTCTGAATCGTCCGCTATCTTTTGGCAAACTAAAGCCACACATACCTATTCTCCCTGGGAGTTGGGGGATTCTAAGATTCTACCAAAGTACGCGAGCAGGCCATCAATTTCCCAATCGCGGGCGCTGTCCTGGGGTGACTTGCTCGTTTCCCTGAAGCGAAATCTTGGCTGTCCTGTCTCGTCGTCTATCCAGCAGTCGGTGATCACAAACTTGTCGGTGCTGTGTAGCATCACCCGGTAGCGCGGAGAGCAGTCCCAAAAGCCCTCACACTTCTCGAAGTCTACCCAGGCGAAGTCAAACACCGTTCCCTTTTTGAACTGTGCTGTCATATCATCCCTCCTTCAACTTGATCCTTGGGGTTTTTGCCTGACATGGTTCGGGCGGGTTCAGCGCCTCTTCCGCTTGCTCTACCAACCAGGTGATAAGATTCTCCACGTCGGCAAGTGCAACATTTGGCGGTTTTGGCTGTCGGGATATTGCTGTCAGAGCATTGCGGAACCTATCACGTTCTCGCTTGATCATATAGATTGTCGTCGCCTCCCGGCACTGATTGGGAATCACCATACTCACTCGCATGATCTCTTCCTGGCCCACCGCTTTCCTCATCTGCTCGACTTTTTCTTCTGGCGTGTACTCTTCCATCACCATCTTGTCTACCTGTCTCAGGTCATCATCCGTGTGTTCCGGGTGGTTGCAGTCAATTACCTCGTCATAATCTAGTTGAGCGTACTCGCATCTCTCACATTCGGGACACACCCCTTCTTGTCTCTGTTGAGGATCTTTCTTGGGGGGTTGGTGGTAAGCGTGTATGTCAACTTCACGTCGGTCAATACACACTTGGGATGTAGGGCTTGCGTTGTTCCGCTCCCCACACTCTCCCCCAGATAAGGCTTGGTTGGCTATGGCCCAGATGCCAGAGAACCCGGGACTTCTAACAGTTCTCAACTCTGGCTTGCTTACCGTGTGGCTGTCTGCCTCTTCCCTTATCTTCTCCAGCGCCTCCCGTGCCTCGGTGAGTTGCTGCTGGAGTTTGCCAGCTTGCCCATACCAGAAATATGCCTCATGCTGGCTGAATCCATGCTGTTTTGGGTGCCGATCCAACGGACAGCGGCTTTCCAAAAACTTCTCCCTTTCTTGCATCTCTTCCACCTCCTCCCTCAGTCGCCGGATCTCTTGGACGGCTTGTTCCACCGTCTCGGCGTCCTCTTCCCATCCCTCCCCTGCCAAAAACTTGTGTAGGGCTTCCAACTCTTCCAGTAGATCACTCATCCCCGTCTCCCTTCTATTAGCCGCCGCATTCCTCTAAACGGCCTTGTCCATCTATGACCGCAACAACAACACTCAACCAATACGTTCCGCTTCGCCTTCTGCCCATTCCAGCGAGCTATCAGCTTGACCGTAGTGTTTGCCTTTGGGCGTTTGTTCCATTCGCTTGCCGGAGGCTTGCACATGTAGTAATTGCCGATCATGCTACACCCTCCAGTCTTTGTTGTTTCCGAAAACTCTCCACGGTCCTGCAATACCGATACCACGTCCAACCGTCTGGGCAGTGACCGAGGGGACAGTGTTTCTTGCCTGTGTTGTAGGCGTGTTTTGATTTGCTCATCTCAACCTCCCTCAGTCCATCAGTCCTCTTGTGAGTAAATGCCATGCAGCTTGCACCACGCCTGGAACCTGCATGTTGCCAAGGGATCTAAGGCGGTCCACGCGATTGGGACACCCTGTAACCACTCGACCCAATCGGGATTCAATGCCCCAGGTCTGACTTGAGACTTCAACCCCTCCTGCACTTTCTTCCCGTCCTTGTAGAAGGTGTTGCCCCTCTTCGTCGCACTCTTCGTGCTGCGGTCGCCGTTCGGCACGTTCGGCGTTGCCCACATCCTGACCCGTGCCGGAAGGCAGGGGGACTTTCTCGTTTGCGCTGATGGTTCGTTGCCTAAATCTTTCCAGTCCCGAGTTGCAGGCGTCGGCCACGTCTGCCGGGTCTTGTGACCACCACGCACCGCTGCCTGAAGATCCCCCCTCTGCTTCGGCCTGGGGTTCCCGCCCTTGTCCCCATCGCAAGCCCTGGGCGTAGGCCAGTATCCACAACCGTTTTCTTCTGTGCGGTGCTCCAACATCGTCCGCTCCCAGCACACACCATTCCGCATTGAACCCCGCTTCGGCCAGGTCTCCGAGAATGGTTCCAAAGTATGCGTGAGCAAGGAGACCTGGTACGTTTTCCAGCAGGCAGAATCTCGGTCCCACCTCGCGAATGACCCGGATGGTGTCGGGCCAAAGGTTGCGGTCGTCTGCTTCTCCCTCTCGTTTTCCTGCGACTGACCAGGGCTGACAGGGAAAACCTGCCGTAACCACGTCAACCCGTCCTCGCCATACGGTCCCGTCAAAAGTCTTGATGCCATCCCAGACGGGGAAGGGCGGGAGGTGGCCTTCTTCTTGCCGTCGAAGCAAGACTTCTCGGCAGTACGGATCGATTTCAACTCCGCACACAGTTCGCCATCCAAGCAAGACCGATCCGAGAATTCCTCCACCAGCGCCAGTGAAAAGTGAAAGCTCATTCATGCCTCAGTCCATCAGCAGGATCGCCAAGATCGCCAACAGGGAAATCCCCCATAGCAAGATCACGATGATCAGCAAGTCTCTATCTGTTACCATGCGGTCTAGCATCATTCCTCCGTCTGTTCTTTCAGGTAAGCCGTCAGCAGATCCAAGAAGTCATCGAACCAAAGAACGGCGATCCTTGGTTCGTGGGATCACTTACAGACTGCAACGGGTCGGGTGCCGGTCTTGCATTGTCTGACTGCTTGCTTGAAGGCTACTCGTAAGCTCCGTTTCTCGTCGTGCTTTGCCTCGATGTGGAATAGCTGGTCATGCAGATTGCCAGTCATGCAGACGTTGATGTCCGGGCGCTTATCTCCCCCGACCTGTTGTGACATTCTGTAGGCCCAAAATGTCTCTTTTATTTCTTCGAGCTTCGCCCGCACGAGGTCAAGCACTTCACTCTCGCGCTTGCCCTTCTTGACAGATCGCTTGCCCTTCTTACTCGCCGCCTTCTCTTTGTCGCTGGGTTCGTCGGTTCGGTAGGCTTTCATTTCACTCTCCTGGCTGCCCGGGCAAGATGGGGGAAATTGAGCGTTCTCCTCGCCTCTCTCGCCGCCCACGCCGCCCTCGCCGCCGCCCACGCCGCCCACGCCGCCGCCTCCGCCGCCCACGCCGCCGCCGCCGCCCACGCCGCCGCCTCCGCCGCCGCCTCAGACCGATCCTCCCCGCTCAACCAGGCTCGCGCCCAAGCCCGCCACTTAGGATCTCTCTCCACCATCCAGGCGCACAAAATCCCGTAAGCAGTTTTTTGTTCCGGGGTAAAGACGGGCACATCGATCCGGCGCAACGTCGTGAGTTTTGTGCTGCCCAGCTTCAGGCCGCGATCATCTTTGATCTTCCCTTCCGCCTCACACTCCCACAGATGGGCCGTGGCGAGATCGTAATCTCCGTGTATCGGGTTGTGCAGCACGGCGACCAGCGGGTCGGAATAGGCATGTAGCCAGCCGGGTCCGCACAGATCTCCTTTGCCGCTGGTCTCGTGGGTAACGCCCGGTCCCCACTGACAGTCGTCATAAGTTTGATTGTTTTTGTTGGTGAGCTTGTAGACTTTCATTTCTTCCCCTCTTCTTCCAGTGCTTCCACCCGGCGTTTCAGCTCCACCACTTCCAGCCGCAGATCCGCGAGTTGTCGGATCGCTTCATGCAGGGCTATTGCCACCGGCTTGTCCGGTAGCGGTTGCGGTTCGTGCGGGCCATCGGTGATGGGTTGGTTCATTTTCCCTCCAGAAGTTTGATCAGCTTGCGGCAGAAGGTTCTATTCGCTTTCGCCCCCGCCGCCTCCGCCGCGGACCTGAACCGGTCGCCGGGCTTGTGCGGGCAGACCCTCTTGGCGATCTTCATGCGAAGCTCCTCGCGCGTTTTTGTCAGAGTGTTGATCTGCTTGTCGATGTCCTCGATCTCAGCCTTCATCTGCAGGATCGTCATTCGCTCGCCTCCTGTATATCGAATTAATACAAAGTCACTCGTCGTCGACGTACAACTCGTACGCGGGGACATCCCCCGCCGCCTTGCCGAACAGCGCGTGCCTGGCACGACCCCTCACGCCCGCTCTGCGCATGCCCTCCTCGGCCTCGCCGATCTTGAGCGCGTCGCCAGGATCGGGGATGCCAAGCTCCTTGCGCAGCTTCAGGACCGTCGTCTCAGCACACCCCTGCGCGTACATTTCCCGGTTCGAGAACCCCGCCTTGATCATGTGGCGGATCCGCTCGCGCCTGCGTCGGTGATGCTCGGCGAACCAGCCCATCACGCGTTCTCCTCGGCCCACTTCTTGGCATCGTGTAGCCTGAAAAAATGACCAGTCTTACTATCCGTTCCCCACCTGACGGCGTACCAGAAAGGTCCCGCCGCGGAAAACCGCCCGCGCTCCACCAGCACGTCACCAAACAATGGCACCCCCGTGTTGACGTGCCTGTCAGCCTCCTTATCATCCTTGAAATAGTGCAGAACATCCTCGTTCATCTCACGCACCCACTTACCCATCACATCCTCCCGGCGGCCCGCAGCATCGCCCCGGCCACCTGCCAGAACTCCAGCAGCTTCTTGGGCCAGCAGTCGTCGCAGTAGTGCCGGCGCCCGCTCGTCCCCCACTTCTTGACCGAGTCGTCGTTGCTCATGCCGTGGTGGACCGGGGGAAGCATCCTGCCGCACTTCCCGCATCGCAGGCTCCGCACATACCCGATGTCGCCGTGCAGCTTCACCTTGCCGCCGGCAGCCCGCTTCATCGTCTCCCTACTATTACTCGCGCCTTGCATGTTCAGCCTCCAATCGAGTTGAGATCAGTGTCGGCCTGGTCGGCCGCCTCGACCACGGCCTCCTTCATCCGCTCCAGAACCTTCAACTTCTCATCCGCCTTGTCGCGCTCGTCCATCGCCTCCTTCGTCGACTCCTCCTCGACGCCGACCTTCTCCTCCAGCTCGCCGACCCGCTCCTCGAACGCAGAGTTCTCGGCCTTTAGGTGGTCCACCTGGTCGAGCGCGTCGCTGAAGTACGTCTGCTTCCGCCAGTCCTCGCCGTCCGGCACTTCGCGCCCCATGAGCGCCTCCACCACCCGGACCGCCGCGGCCTCGACGTCGAATCTGGTTGACTTCGCGCGTGGCATCTCACTCGCCTCCTATGTGTGCGATTGACCGCATGCTCGCGGCGACGCTCTCCATCGACTCGGCGATCGACGACAGCGAGAACCCCGCCCAAATGAGCGACACGAGCGCCGCGGTAATCAGGAAGCCGGCGACGACTCCTCCGACGGTCTTGCGGCGCTTGCCTCCGTTGCCTGACGCGTTCATGATTCCCTCCGCATGCTCTTGACCTCGGTCCCCCGGTACGGCCCGTGTCCCCACCAGAACCAGCAGTACTCCCGCATGTCGGTCGCCCCGTGCGCGAAGCTGGGCCGCGGCGAGATGTAGTCGATCCGGTCGGGCGGGTACTTCTCGACGAGGTCGGACCGGCGCTTCGTGGCGAGCCAGTCCGCCCTCAGCAGAAACACGGCCGCAGACCCGGGCTGGTGGATGTTCTTGACCACCCCGACCGCCTTCCGCACCCACTCCTCCGACAGGCTGAACGGCGGGTTCGACACGTACAGGACGCGCTTGTCCCGGAGAATCGGGTCCATCCGATGCCCGCAGTCCTCCAGCTTGCAGACGAACTCGACGTCGCCGTGCCTATGTAGGTACAGGTTGTCGACCTTCTCCAAGTCGTCGTCAGACCATCCCCGCTCGACGTCGATCAACATGAGGTCGGCCATGCCGTTCCTTCCTTGGACCGCATCCCTCACCTTCAGGCCGATCCTGCCGTCGCCCGCCCCGAGGTCGACCACCCAGTCCGGGGACGGCGTCACCTGCTCGATCGCTGCCGCGACCAGGTCGACACACCACATTGGCGTGACGTACTTGTCCCGATCGATGCGCTTATGTGATCTTGGCATGATTACTTTCCCTTCTTGATCCGCTTCGCCTTCTTGCCAGTTAGATTCTGCCACCGTTCAATGGTGACATCACAATATTCTGGAGTTATTTCTGTTCCCCTTCCCACACGCTCCAATTCTTCAGCCACAATGAGCATTGTACCACTTCCAACAAATGGATCACAAACAACTTCATTTTTCTTTGAACTATTCCGCATTGCACGAGCATACAACTCCATTGGCTTCATTGTTGGATGTAACTTTGCTTGATGAGTTTTTGCAATCTTCCATAGAGAAGTTTCACCTGCCTCTCCATAAAATTTATGACCAGCACCTTCGACCCAACCGTAAATGATCGGCTCATGTTGATAATTATAATCCGAACGACCTAAAACATGAACATTTTTCGCCCAAATCAACATGTGCCGAAGTGGGAATCCAGAATCACGAAGCGCAGTAAGAAGAAGAAGAAGATCCCCCCCTTGAGGCCCAGTTACATAGTAACACGAACCTTTGTCGGCAAATAATCGAACTGCTGAAAATGATTTCAACCAAAAATCAAACATCTCCCCAGGAGACTTGTGATCTCCCTCAATCGGCGTCTGAATGCGGTTTCCAGGGGAAACCGCATTCAGAAACTCATTTTTTGAAGCATACGAAACTCCATACGGTGGATCAGTTATGAGCAAATTATATTTTTCAACATCGAAAAGAACGCCCATATCCTTTTGACAATCCCCACACAACAACCGATGTCTCCCCAACTCCCACAAATCCCCTCGCTTCGTCACCGCCTTCTTCGGCACATCCGGCACTTCATCCTGTTCAACCTCTTTCTTCGGCAACTCCTTCCCAACATCTTCCAGTAACACATCCATCCGCAAATCACCAAACAACCCCTCCAATGCCGTTGACTCCTTCAAGTCGCCCAGCAAATCCGAGAGCACGGCGTGATCCCACTCGCCCTGAATCGCCCGGTTGTTCATCGTCACGTTGAGCGCCTTCTCCTGCGTGTCATCGAGATCCACCATGACAACGTCGACTTCCTCAACGCCCTGCCTTGCGAGGACCTTCAGACGCTGGTGCCCGGAGACCAGCCGGCCTGACCGCTTGTTATAGATCAGCGGCTCGACGTACCCGAACTCGTCCACGCTGCGCGACAGGCCGGCCAAGCTGGCCTCGTCAATCGTCCGCGGGTTGTATGCCGCGGGAATGATTTCCGCCAATGGCATCCGGTCCACCTCGACGCTCGCGACCTTCGCTCCGCCCTTCTCCGCCTTCTTGCCCCTAGTCATTCAAGTCCTCCTTGTGTTCATACTCCAACTTGAACGTCGCGTTCTTCAGCGGTTCCCTTTGCGGCTGCACAGAAGGAATCGACTCCAGCAGGCTAGCCGGCTTCTTCGGCGCGTTGTACACGCCAAGAAATAGCGCCCAGTTCCACGCTATTCGATACCTCTTCCGATCAGTCAGCCACCACCAGCCCATGCGCCAGAGTATCTTCACCCTGCGCTGCCTAACGCACGCCAAGATATATTTCCACCGGCTGTCAAACGCCGGCTTGAACCAATCGCACTTCTCTGCCGTCATTTCCTCTTCCTCCTGTCCTCTTTCCAGACCATCATCCTGCTGTCCGTTCCAACGTACCGCCCTTCTCCGCCTTCTTGCCCCTAGTCATTCAAGTCCTCCTTGTCGACCACCTCGACCGGCACGGCCTCCCACTCCTCCGGGTCGCCGCTGGTGAACACCTTGCAATGCTCGACTGCTGCCTCCTCGTCCCGGAAGATCTGCAGGCACCCGCAGATCCGGTACCTAACGCCGGTCTCCCGGTT